TTGCTGAGACTGGCATGAGAAAACTCTTCCGTGGCATCTTGAAGCTCGTGGTGGAGAACCAAGACCGTGAGCGAATCATTCGCCTGCGCAACAAATTCGTCCCGATTGACCCTCGTTCTTGGGATACCAACATGGATGTGGTTGCCAATGTCGCCGTGGGAGATGGGACTTTGGAAGAGCGAATCGGAGTGTTGGCTCAAGTGGCACAGCGTCAAGAGCAAATCCTGCAAACAGTCGGTCCTAACAACCCAATCGTAACCTTGGGACAATATACCAACACTCTGACCAAGATGTTGGAGTTGGCAGGTATTAAAGATTCCGCAAATTACTTTAATCAGTTGCCGATGGATTACGAGATTCCGAAACAAGATCCTAAGCCGAGTCCTGAAGAGGTTTTGGCGATGGTTCAGGCCGAATCTATTAAGGCAGACATCCAGAAGAAGGCCGCAGAGTTGGAGCTGGATCGGGAGAAGATGCTCCGCTCTGATGACCGTGAGCGTGACCGTATCGAGCAGGATGGAATTCTGCGTAGATATGAACTAGAATTGAAATATGGGGTACAAATTCAAAACGCCGAAATCAATGCGGCAATGAATTTGGACCGTGAAGCCGTAAGGCAACAAGCTGCACTCCAGCAAGCCGCCGTAAGCGCACTTACTGGACAGCAACAACCTGTGATGTGAGATGGACGAAACTGAACTGAACTATCAACGAGGACAGCAAGCAAAACAGCTACTCGAAAGCGAACTTCTCAACGAGATGTTCCGAAAGATTGAAGAGGACTGCCAGCGAGAAATCAGGGCATCCTCTTTACTTGAGACAGAGGTTCGTGAAAAAGCGTATTTGCTCTTGAAGACGGTTGATGTCTTGAAGACCAAGTTGAGAGCGGTTTATGATACCGGCGTAATGGCTGAAGTAGCAATTCGCCGCCGTGGTCGTCCACCGAAACAGGTTTGATTGTTAACTCAGGAGTTTATTTATGTCCGATCAAGCGCAAGCAGTCGGTTCAATTTCAGTGAATGAAGCAGCGCAGAACTTTGCTTCCTTGCTAGACGCTCAAGAAGGCGTTGACACAGGTGCAGAGGCGCAAGAAGAGGTTGAGGAGCAATCCGAAACCGAACCTCAAGAGGAAGCGACAGACGAATTGCAAGACGAGTCTGAAGAAGAATCTGAGGAATCCGTAGAAGGCGAGGAGGAGGAAGCTGAGGAAGAGGCTCCTCGTGATGAGAAATTTACCGTCAAAGTCGATGGTAAAGAATTCGAAGTCACGAAGGATGAACTGGTCCGTGGCTACCAACGAGAAGCTGACTACACTCGGAAAACGCAAAAACTCGCAGAAGAGCGCCGCCAGGTAGAGTCGGAGTTTGAGCAAGTACGAGCAGAGCGGGAACAATACGCTCAAGTGTTGGGACAGTTACAGCAGAAGTTGCAGGAATTTAGTCCTGCCGAGCCTGACTGGGACAAGTTGGAAGCTGAAGACCCTGTGGAGTACGCCCGTCAATGGACGCACCACCAGCGGCGACAACAGCAACAACAGGCCATCATTCAGGAACAGGCACGGATTGCTGCCCTGCAACAGGCAGAACAAGAAAAGCAGATTCGGGCTGTTTTGGCTGAAGAAGTCGTCAAGTTGAAGGATGCAATCCCAGACTGGAAGGACTCCGAGAAAGCCAAAAAAGAACGTAGTGATTTGCTTGAGTACGGCAAAAAGCTAGGCTTTAATGAGACTGAGCTGAATGGGATTACTGACTCTCGTGCGGTCGTTGCGCTGTATAAGGCGTGGAAATTCGACCAATTGATGAGCAAGAAGCCCGAGATGACAGCCAAGATCAAGAAAGCACCAAAGCTAGTCGCTCCTGGTTCTGCTGGCAGCATGAACTCGAAAACACAGAGTCAAAATACCGCAAAAAAGCGTCTTGCACAGTCTGGTAGCGTCAAAGATGCTGCCGCCCTTTTTGACAAGTTTTTGTAAGGAAACATCATGTCCGCAGTAACCAACACCTATACCCGTTACGATGCCAAAGGCATTCGTGAGGATCTCTCCAATGTGATCTATCAGATCAGCCCTGAAGAGACTCCTTTCATGTCCAACGTGGGTCGTGAAAACGTCAAGAACACTTTCTTTGAGTGGCAAACTGACGAACTCGCCTCTGCTGTGACCACCAACGCACAGATTGAAGGCGACGACATCACCTCGTTCACCGCCGCTACCGCCACCGTGCGTCTTGGCAACTACACCCAGATCAGCCGCAAAGATGTGATCATCTCTGGCACTTTGGAGTCTGTTGACAAGGCTGGTCGCCGTTCTGAACTGGCCTATCAAATGGCTAAGAAGTCGGCTGAGATCAAGCGTGACATGGAAACCACCTGCTTGGCTAACCAAGCCGCTGCCGCTGGTGACACTTCCACCGCCCGTAAGACTGGTGCTCTGTTGGCCTTCCTGAAGACCAACACCAACGAAGGTACTGGTGGTGGCGATCCGTCCTACACCACTGTTCCCAACGCCGCTCGTACTGATGCGACGACCACCAACCTGCGCTCTTTCAGCGAAACCCTCCTCAAGGATGTTATCCAGAAGGTGTGGACTGAAGGCGGCAACCCCTCCATCGTGATGGCTGGTCCTGTTAACAAGCAGAACCTGTCCAAGATGGCTGGGATTGGTGCAACTCGTTTCAATGTGACTGGTGCTCGTCCCTCGACGATCATTGGCGCAGCCGACATCTACGTGTCTGACTTCGGCAATGTGAGCATCGTGCCCAACCGCTTCCAGCGTGAGCGTGATGTGTTCGTGCTTGATCCCGAGTACGCAAGCATCGCTTACCTGCGTCCGTTCCAAACCGTTGAACTTGCCAAGACTGGTGACGCTGAGAAGCGTATGCTCTTGGTTGAGTGGGGTCTTAAGATCCAGAACGAGAAGGCACACGGCGCTGTGTACGACCTCAACAGCACAATCCAATCGTAATTGGACTAAGGAAGGGGGAGGAGAAATCCTCCCCTTTTTTACATGACAAGCAAACTTTTTGACTTCGACCCTGTAACTGGAACTAAAAAGATTTGGCATTACGATGCCGACAAGGATGAAGCTGTCATTGAGACTATCTTTGACACATCCAATCTCGTCGAAACCAATAAGGCCATGTTCAACGCAGTCGATGAACGAGCCAATTGGAAAGGCGATATGCACCTCGTAGCATCCATCCCGATGGAATTGTTTATGAAGTGGAAATCTGAAGGGAAACTTGACGACCAAGCCTTCTTGAAGAAATGGCTCAACGATCCCGACAACAGGCTTTTTAGAACCCGACCAGGAGAAGTATGAACATCATCGCAGTAGTAATCCCGACACGAGACTTTGTTAACTCAGGTTTTGCCTACGACCTAGCCAGATTGGTTGGCTACCATGTAGGAACGACCCAAGACAAAATCGTGATCTACACCAGCTCAGGCACTCTGCTGTCTTCCCAGCGGCAGGATTTGGCAAGAGATGCGGTAAAAGCCGGATGCACTCATACCCTTTGGCTGGACAGCGATATGCGTTTTCCAAAGGATGTGTTATCTAGGTTATTGGCACGAGATAAAGGAATTGTTTGTGCAAACTATGCCAAGCGTCGATTCCCTACAGAGCCGATTGCGGTTCGCAAGAACCAGCCTGGAGAAGATGCAACGGTGATCAATCGGGTCTATACTGAAGAGGATTCAACAGGGTTGGTTGAAGTAGATTACTGCGGTATGGGCGTAATGCTCGTCAAGGCAGAGGTCTACAAAGCAATGGAATATCCGTGGTTTGCAATTCCGTGGGTTCCTGCTGCTGAAGACTATATTGGTGAGGACGTTTGGTTCTGTCGCCGTGCAGCGGAAAACGGCTACAAGACCTTTGTCGACCAAGATGTTTCAAAAGAAGTCATGCACATTGGCTCATTTGAGTACAAGCATGAGCACACTTTGGCTTGTAGGGACGTAGAAAATGGCAATTGACAGCTATTCCACACTCAAGTCTGCCATTGCAGACACATTGAATCGGGATGATCTGACATCTTCGATTCCGACATTCATTTCCCTTGCTGAGGCGGCTTTTAACCGTAAGATCCGCACTCGGCAAATGATCAAACGGGCAAACGCAACGATTGACACTCAATACTTTGCGATGCCAGCAGATTTCTTGGAGCCTAAGAAGTTTGTTCTGAACACAAATCCAATAACCGTGGTTGAATACGCTACAGGGGAGCAGTTGGATGAACTTCGATCAACTACTTATCTTTCTGCTGGAAAGCCTCGTTATTTTGGTGTCATTGGCACTCAGTTTGAAGTTGTTCCTACTCCTGATTCGGGATACACGGGAGAACTGACTTACTATGCTAAGATTAGCTCATTGAGTGACAGCACCACAAGCAACTGGCTGTTGGCGTACGCCCCAGACTTGTACCTGTACGGGGCGCTTGTGCATTCTGCGCCCTACTTGCGTGAAGATGAACGTCTTCCAGTATGGGTTCAGTTCTATAACACCATCCTAGAAGACATCGTAGTGGCAGATCAGAGGGCATCTGTTTCTACGACTCCTGTTGTTCGTGCCCGTAGTTTGGGGTGATAAATGTCATCTTTTTCTGATTACACAGAAAACCTGGTTCTCACTTGGCTGTTCACTACAAGCTCGGCAACCCGTCCGACAGCTTGGTATGTTGGACTTTTTACTGGCGCTCCTAGTGATACTGGTGGCGGCACTGAGGTTTCCGGCAACGGATATGCCCGTGTTGCAACAGGCACTATGAGTGTTTCTGGCACGACACCAACCACGGCAACCAACGGTTCTGCAATTGAATTTGCAGCGGCATCTGGCGGCAACTGGGGAACAATCACCCATGCAGCCATTTACGATGCAGCCACTGGTGGCAACCTGATTGCTTGGGGAGCACTGACCACATCACGCACCATCAATGATGGCGATGTGTTCCGTATTCCTGCTGGTAGCTTGGATGTTACCCTGACCTAATATGGCTGCTTACGGCTCTGGTTACTACGGTGGAGGCAATTACTCCTTTGGGGTAAGCCTTGGCGAGGTAACTATTGCCGGACAGTCTGCAACCGAATTCGCAGGAACTCGAGTTGTTGAAGGCGCAGTAACAATCAACGGTCAGAGTGGGTGTGAGTTTGATCCACGCTACACGGCTGCTGGATCTGTAGCAATAGCATCCACATCGTCTGCAAGCATTGAGGGCATCCGAATTGCCTTCATGGAAATGACGGTAGCAAGTGCGGCAGACATGACTGTCGGCTCTACCGTTATCTTGCAGGCAGAAGCCATCATATCTCAGGAAAGTGCAGTTGAGGTATATGGGCAAAGAATTCAGCGTGGCGACATTCTTCTGTCTGCCACATCAGCTTGTGACTTTACTGGTCGCAAGAAGTGGGAAGATGAGGCTGATGTCTCTGAAGTATGGACAACTATTGCTGATAACAGCGAAAATTGGCAAATAGCCGCATGAGGTAAAAAATGGCAGATACCACCACAACCAATCTTGGTCTAACGAAGCCTGAAGTCGGTGCTTCAACAGACACATGGGGTACTAAGCTCAATGCTGACCTGGATACGATTGACGGGTTGTTTGATGCAGGCCCTTACCTCAAGCTAGCCAAAGGCGGTACTGGTGCTGGTACTGCCGCCAATGCACGGATCAATCTTCTGCCGAGCTACACAGGAAACGGTAGCAAATTTTTAGCCCTCAATTCTGGAGCTACAGATGTTCAATGGGTTTCTGGTGGCGATGTTACTCTAACAGGCACTCAAACCCTGACCAACAAGACAGTTGAAGCAGGAACATTTACCAATGGTTACACCGAGGAAGTGGCAACCGCCAACACAAGCACTGCCTACACGATTGACTTGGCTAACGGTTCTGTTCAGATTCTGACTCTGACTGGTAACTGCACATTCACATTTCCGACTGCTACTGCTGGTAGGAGCTTTATCCTGATCCTCAAGCAGGACGGCACTGGTTCTCGCACGGCAACTTGGCCTGCCGCTGTAAAGTGGCCTGCTGGTACTGCGCCAACGATTACTTCTACTGCTTCAAAAGCAGATAAGTATGTGTTCACCGCTGACGGAACAAACTGGATTGGTTCAAACGCTGGTCAGAACTATACACTATAAGGATCGCTGATGTTTGCAAGTAATACATCGCAGGTTTCCTCTGCCGCCAATTACATTGAGGATGTGTTCAGCACTTACCTGTACACGGGGACGGGCGCTACTCAGACCATTACAAATGGTATTGACCTGTCAACCAAAGGCGGTTTGGTTTGGACAAAAATTCGTAGTTCTGCAAACGACCACATTCTTGTTGACACAAATCGAGGCACATCTTCTGGTTATTTGTCTACAAATGCTGATTACGCACAAAGCGGTTCAACTTATGGTGTAACAGGATTTACTTCAACTGGATATACTTTAAATAGTGATGCCGCAGCAAATGGAAACGGGAGCACATTTGTATCTTGGACATTTGAGAAGCAAGCAAAATTCTTTGATGTTCAAACTTACACTGGAAGCGCCAGCGCAGTAACGATTAACCACAATCTTGGTTCTACGCCGGGATGTGTGATTATTAAATGCACATCAAATGCAAGAAATTGGATGGTTTGGCATCGCAGTTTGACAACAAGCCAATATTTGTACCTGAACACAACAGATTCTGTCGGCTCATTATCCAACTGGATTTCTGTTTCAAGCACCCAAATCACAATTCAACCAAACGCAAGCGGCAACCCTGATGCAAATTATGTTGGACGAACTTATGTCGCCTACATCTTTGCCCACGATGCAGGAGGCTTTGGCACTGCTGGCACAGACAATGTGATTTCGTGCGGGTCTGTGACAATGCCCGGCGCTGGAGGGGCGGCAACAGTCACGCTTGGTTGGGAGCCTCAATGGGTTCTGATGAAGGATATAAACCACACTGGCGGTGCGCAATG